TCAGTGACTTTCTTTTCCAGCTCGCTGGCACCTTCTTTGGTTTTGTTCCAGCCTTTCTCAGCGCCTTCTTTGGTGGCATCCCACCCTTTCTCGGTGCCTTGTTTGGTTTTATGCCAGGCTTTCTGGGAATCTTCGCTGACCTTGCTGCCCAGGCTTTCGCTTTTACCCTCCGCAGCATGCTTCTGTTTCAGCTTCAGCTCTTCACCTTTGTTCTGCTCTGCGTGCAGTTTTTGCTTCGCCTCGTTGGCGTTTGCGTTCGCCGCAGCGACGGTATCGTCAGTTGCATGTGTGGTCGCAGCAAATACTGGGGAAGCCAGCAGAACGGCAGATAATGCGATAATTGTTTTTTTCATAATATCCTCATTTAACGTTATCGGTTATGAGCGTGATTCAGCATGGCACAGGCGAAACGGGATGGCTTTAGGAAAAAACTGTAATGAGATCAATGTGCCCTGCTGAGGGATATTTCGCCTGAGGATTATCCAAAGGATAAAAAGCCTATTTCAGCAAGGGCGGCGAGAGTCAGGAGAATGAAGATAATAACGGTTATGGGTCTGTACATGGTGGGTTCCTTCCGGGTTGAGCGGCTATTCCGTAGCGCTGGGTGGTGTGGGTAATTTTGCACAGGAGAAGGGGGAAGGGGTTGATGTTTGTCAAAGGGATGGAAGGAACCGTGGGCATGGGGCACAAAAAAGCCCGCAGGGCTTGCGCCGTGCGGGCTTTCAGGACTTCATCAGTCGACTCTGGTGATCGCCGATGGAGAATTTTGGTGCTGGCGGGAGTTGAACCGGCGTCCGAAATTTCTACATACCATTTCAACTATAGTAAAAACAAACATTTGTATATTAAATCAGTAAGTTGGTATTAGTATGTGTTTGTGCGTTTTATGCATTTTCAATGTTCTGCCGCCAAAATGCCGCCATCAGCGGATTCTCTGTATCGTAGGAAGAATATCTTTGAAGATACGATAGTTGGGGTCAGTGGTATACTTAGGCAGATTGTCACTTAGTTGTGATCCTCCCATGAACAAAATAGCTGGCCAATCGAGTAAAGTGAAAAGGTCAATGAGTATATTTCTTAATCCGCGAAGCATTTCCTTAACCTCTCTCTCATCAGAAAAAGATGTTTCTATTGTATGATTTGTTAGTGGGTCTTGAATCGAGAATAAATGGGATTCTCTATGGTAACTAATACCGAGTTCTCGACATAATACTATAATCCTCGATTCAATTTCACTTAATTTATCTATTTGTTCTTTAATTGTTAGATTGCTGTTGCTAGCGCTCCCTATTTTTCTTTTTAAGTTGTTGTATGCAATTATTAACCTATTCTGTTGTTGACTATCTGGTAATGAATTATAACCATCAAATATAGTGGAGCCTGGGAATATTTTCTTATATAAATTATAAGGATGGTTGATTGATATTTCGATGTTTTTGCTATCTTTATCATCTAGCGGTGTCCGTGATAATTTGAAAGATGGCAATGTTTTAAATATGTCAGAGTAATTTTTTAAATGAGAATAGTATAAATCTAATTTGTTTTTTTCAGTGGCTAAATCTAATTGTAACTGTGCTTTCTCAATTTGCGTCTCAGTTTGTATGGTTCGATGTATGTTGTTTACAATTGCTGCCATCGGAGCGGCTGAAGCTAATAATAAGAGTGGTAGTTTTGTTATTTTTATGAAGTTATCAAATCCATTAGATGAAAGGTTTAACCCATGCCCCTCCCATGCCCACACGCCGTATGCAAAAAAAAGGTGCAGTGGGAACAACAATGATAATATAAACAAAGGTTGGGAAAGAAGACTTCTGGAGTTTAATTTATGCCAGTCTAACGCTATGAAAATAGCAGTGATCGCTAATGCTGAAAATATAGTTGTATATAGAAACAACCTAGGGTGTTTTGTGAGGAAAAAAGTTAACTCACCCAGAAAAATAAGAGCAGTGTAACCAAGAAGTATGTAAATCCTCTTTTTTATTAAATATTCTTTTATTGTTTTTGTAAGGGATGGGTTTTCTTTTTTCATTTAAATTTCCATATGATAAAGAGGGTTTTTGGTTACAGCATCTTCAAGATGATCTGGAGAGAAGTGCGCATATACCATAGTCATCTTTATATCGGCATGGCCCAATATTTCTTTAAGGACGAGAATGTTCCCGCCATTCATCATAAAATGGCTAGCGAATGTATGACGCAGCACATGTGTGCACTGGCCTTCAGGCAGTTCGATGCCAGCTCGTTTTACTGCACGCTCAAAAGCCTTTCTGCATGGTGTGAATAACTTCCCTCTGTTTTTGGGAAGTTCGTCGTACAGCTCCTGAGATATCGGTACAGTTCGGTTTTTCTTGCCTTTGGTTTTGGTATAGGTGATCCGGTATTTTGATAACTGATGGCCTTGAAGATTCTCGGCTTCACTCCAGCGCGCGCCAGTAGCCAGGCATATCTTTGCGATCATCATTAGGCTAGGGCTTTGAGAATCAGCGCAGGCATCAAGCAGGCGTTTAATTTCGTCCGAGGCCAGGAACGCCAATTCACCCTCTGCGATTTTGAATGTTGGTAGTCCAGCTAGTGGGTTAGGCGCTGACCAGTGGCCCAGCTTTTTCAGGGTGCCAAAAACGGATGATAAATTACGCTGTTCCAGATTTACCGTGCGGGGCTTTACTGGCGACATCAGCGCACCGTCTTCGTTACGTACTTCACCTTTTAATCGTGCTTCGCGATATTTTGTAAAGTCACCGGCGGTTAACTCACAGGCGACGGGATCGCCCAGGCCATTGCAGATAATATTCAGTTTCGCCATTAGGCGCTTGGGGTCTGCGAGCGTTTGGCCGTAAAGGGAGTGCCACTGATCAATCAGTTCTGACAAACGCCGCCGATCTTCCTTTTCACCCAGCCATGGCTTTTTGTTCACTTCATCCATAGTGAAGTTTTCGAATGCTACAGCCTCGCCCTTAGTCGCAAATTGCTTACGTACGCGCTTGCCGTCGCGCCCGTTTGGGTAGCATTCACACAACCATTTTCCATTTGGCTGCTTTCTGATAGTCATAATTAGATGCTCTTGATCACTTTTACAGCTCGTCCGATAGCTTCGATATCATCTACTGAGCATTCAAAAGAGGCTTCGTCTTGATGGACCGCTAATTTGTTTCCTGGAAGCCGCGTTAATTTCACGATGCTCTTAACCCCATCAATATCAACGAGCCATAGTCCATTTGTAATCTGTTTCAGGGATTGATCGACTACATAACTTTCATGATCATTGTTTACGAATAAACAATGACCAGGTTCGTTAGGGAGAATAATGTAATCGAGGTGAATATCGTCATTATCGATTAAGGTGCCATTTTCTAGCGTTACTTGCTTGATAGATGGCGCGACGAGTTTGGCAAGTGGACGAATTGTAGGGGGTGTCTCATTATGAGGTTTTTTTGTGTCCTCGTTTTGAGTGTACATCTCACCGTGGCCCGTGGCCAACCAGAGCAAGGAAACCCCTGTTTCGAGCGCGCACTGAATTACCCAGTCAGCAGGAAAGCTGTCACGTAACAGCCTGTTTGACATGGTGCTTTTTGAAACACCAAGCTGCTCGCTTAGAGACTGCTTTGTCTTAAGTCCATACGCCTTTAGCAGGCGCTCGATAGCTTCTCTACCCCCTGAATCGGCACCCATTGAAATACTCGCCATTGAAAAACTCCGTTTGACAACCTTGAATCGGGATCGTAATGTTGCACTAACTCTTGATATGAGGTCTCGAGAGTCGGCATAAAACGACATAAAACGCATCTAAACCGAGAGATACTGCCCTATGAGCACAGATATTTCAATTCGTGTACCAAAAGAGATGGCTACGCCTGCAGAGTTCGCGGAGTGGGAAGGTATTTCCCGTGGCTCCGTATACCAAAAAATCCACCATGGTCAGCTTGCTAAATACATGGTTAAAAAAGAGAAAAACAAAGGTCGCGTAAGCCTGCGTTACTTAATGTACAAAACCGATCAGGTCCGTGAGTCTCTTGGTCATTCCAACTTCCGCGTCATTGTTGGTCAGTAAGTTCGATTATGAGAACTTTTTAAGAGGCTCACATGTTTGATTATAAGATTTCCAAACATCCGCATTTTGACGAGGCCTGCCGCGCATTCGCACTGCGTCACAACATGGCGAAGCTTGCAGACCGAGCAGGCATGAATGTCCAGACCCTGCGAAATAAACTAAATCCGGAACAACCGCATCAACTTACGGCGCCGGAAATTTGGCTGCTGACGGATATCACCGAGGACTCCACGCTGGTTGATGGGTTTCTGGCGCAAATTCATTGCCTGCCATGTGTGCCGCTGAACGAAGTTGCCAGCGAGAAAATGCCTCATTACGTTTTGAATGCTACAGCAGAGATCGGTCGCGTTGCAGCAAGCGCTGTTTCTGGTGAACACCAGACAACAACGGAACGCCGCCAAGTTATCGAAAGCATCAATTCTGTTACTCGTTTGATGGCACTTACAGCTGTTTCCCTGCACGCGCGCCTACAGTACAACCCAGCAATGGCAAGTGCTGTTGATACAGTGACGGGCCTCAGCGCTTCATTTGGTCTGATCTGAGGTGCTTATGCTTAGTAAGGAACCCTCATTCGCATCGCTTTTGGTTAAACAAAGCCAGGGTATGCACTGCGGCCATGGCTGGATTATCGGGAAAGATGGCAAGCGCTGGCACCCGTCCCGCTCTCAGGATGAACTGCTGGCAGGGCTGACCACTACCAAACGGGGGAAACCATGGCTATTGAAGGCGCTGCGGCGACTGTTCCATTAAGCCCGGGTCAACGTATGGAAGGGCTGAACCGAATAGCGGAATTAAGGGCGAATGTGTTTGGTCTGAATATTGAGCCAGAGCTTGAAAGGTTTATTAAAGATATGCGAGACCGCCGCGATATAAACCATAAACAAAATGAGCGGGCACTGGCAGCCATATTCTTTATGGCAAAAATTCCGGCAGAACGTCACGGCGTCAATATTAGTGATCTGACTACTGACGAAAAGCGGGAACTGGTTAAAGCAATGAATCATTTTCGTGCAGTGGTGAGCTTATTTCCCAAACGGCTAACCATGCCGAATTAACCCACAACAGAAATTAATGGCGTAAACCCGCCGGGCATTCTTTTGCCCAAATTCAGGAGAAAGAGAAATGCAGAAAGAATTACCAAAAATGGTTGTGCAAGAAAACGACCAGCTTATGGCGGTGATCGATATTGCCAAACGTGAGGAGCGCAAAGGCCGTGCACTCGCTGTTTCAATCCGCCTTGAGGCGCTGGCAACCCATATCACCAACAGAGGGTTAAACGGTATTGAAGCGGCTGAACTGTTGCGCCGCGAAGCAACCCGCTACGAAAACGAATCTCAGGAGCTGCACTGATGGCTGACTCTATGGACCTCGTACAGCAGCGTGTTGAAGAACAGCTGCAGCGCCACATCCACAATGCCCGCAGCCGAAAGGTTGGGGCTTCTTCACTGGAGTGTGAAAGCTGCGGAATTGTCATTCCAGAAGAACGCCGGGCCGCCGTGCCGGGCTGTGATCTCTGCGTTACCTGTCAGGAAATCGCAGAGCTTAAAGGCAAACACTACAACGGAGGTGCTGTATGAGTACCATCCTGAAATGGGCGGGCAATAAAACTGATGTCATGCCCGAATTGATTAAGCACCTTCCTGCTGGCCCGCGACTGGTTGAACCTTTCGCGGGTTCCTGCGCGGTGATGATGGCGACAGACTACCCTCATTATCTTGTCGCGGATATTAACCCTGATTTAATAAATCTATATCGGGAGATAGCAACAAACGCATCAGATTTTATTGAGCGTGCCAAACATCTGTTTAAAATATTCAATAGTGAAGATGGTTATTATGATAGCCGGGATTCATTCAACCACGATAAAGACCCTGAATGGCGCGCGCCGCTGTTTTTATTCTTAAATCGCCACTGTTACCGTGGTCTTTGCCGGTATAACAAAAAGGGTGAGTTTAACGTCCCTTACGGTAATTATAAAAAACCGTATTTTCCTGAAAATGAAATACGCGCGTTTGCTGAAAAAGCTACCCGCGCCACGTTCATTTGCGCCAGCTATGACGAAACTTTGGCATTGTTAGTGCCTGGGGATGTTATTTATTGCGATCCGCCTTATGACGGTACTTTCAGTGGCTATCACACTGCCGGTTTTACTGAGGACGATCAGTATCATCTGGCCTCTATTCTTGAGCGCCGTGCATCAGAAGGCCATCCGGTCATCGTTTCGAACAGCGACACTTTCCTGATTCGTTCCCTGTATCGCAATTTCACTCATAACCGCATTAACGTAAAACGCAGCATCGGTATTGCTGCAGGCGAAGGGAAAACCGCAGACGAACTGATTGCTGTACTTAAACCGAAAGTATGGGCTGGCTTTGATCCAGCCGGCGGCCCTGATTACTCTGTCGTGCATGAGGTGCGCGCGTGAGTCATCACGAAGTTGAAAAGCACGGCGGTGCAGAAGTTTCCGGCGCTGCTTTTGCCTGGAATGTACCTAAAAAGGCGATCAACCCATATCTGGATCCGGCGGAAGTAGCGCCGGTTTCTGCGCTTTCAAACCTGATTTCTCTCTATGCTGCGGATAATGAGCAGGAACAGCTGCGCCGCGAGGCCCTGAGTAATGAGGTCTGGGAACGCTATTTCTACAATGAATCCCGTGATCCAGTTCAGCGAGAAATGGAGCAGGACCAGCTGATAAGCCGCGCCAAAATGGCCCGCGAACAGCAGCAATTCAACCCCGATCTGGTCATCATTGCTGACGTGGGCGCCCAACCGGCGCATATCAGTAAGCCGTGGTTTGAACGGATTAAATATTTCGAGGGCCTGGGCAAGCCGAAGGCATATTCCCGCTATCTGCGTGAAACCATCAGGCCGTGCCTTGAACGCCTGGAGCGCGTGCGTACCAGCCAGGCTTCTGCTTCATTCCGTTTTATGGCGAGCCACAACGGGCTGGAGGGCCTGCTGGTTCTGCCGGAAATGAACCAGGAGCAGGTCAAGCGGCTATCCACTCTGGTGGCGGCACACATGAGCATGTGTCTGGGGGCTGCCTGCGATGAACTATTTACGGATGAAGACGTTACGCCGGAAGAGATCCGGCGGTCATGGGAAAGGGTGGCCGCTGAGGCCATGCGCCTTGATGTTATCCCGCCAGCTTTCGATAAGCTGCGCCGCAAAAAGCATCGTCGTAAGCCGGTCCCATACGAGCTTATCCCAGGCTCGCTTGCCCGTATGCTTTGCGCGGACTGGTGGTATCGCAAGCTGTGGCAGATGCGCTGTGAATGGCGGGAAGAACAGCTGCGCGCCGTCTGCCTGGTTAACAAAAAGGCCTCCCCATATGTCAGCTATGAGGCCGTGATCCACAAGCGCGAACAGCGCCGCAAATCTCTGGAGTTTTTCCGCTCGCATGAGCTGGTTAACGCCGAAGGTGACACGCTGGATATGGAAGAAGTGGTAAACGCCAGCAGCAGCAATCCGGCGCACCGGCGCAACGAAATGATGGCCTGCGTTAAGGGGCTGGAGCTGATCGCAGAAATGCGTGGTGAATGCGCCGTGTTCTATACCATCACCTGCCCGTCACGCTTTCACGCAACGCTCAATAACGGCAGGCCGAACCCGAAATGGACCAGTGCCACGGTCCGCCAGAGCAGCGATTACCTGGTGAATATGTTTGCCGCCTTCCGTAAGGCTATGCACAAAGCCGGGCTGCGCTGGTATGGCGTTCGCGTTGCTGAGCCACACCATGACGGCACCGTGCACTGGCACCTGCTTTGCTTCATGCGCAAAAAGGACCGAAAATCCATCACCGCGCTGCTGCGTAAATTCGCCATTCGTGAGGACCGGGAGGAGCTGGGCACCAATACCGGGCCGCGATTCAAGTCTGAGCTTATTAACCCGCGCAAGGGGACACCGACCAGCTATATCGCCAAATACATCAGTAAAAATATTGACGGGCGCGGACTGGCGCAGGAAATCAGTAAAGAAACGGGCAGATCGCTGCGCGATAACGCTGAGAACGTAAACGCCTGGGCTTCGCTGCACCGTGTACAGCAATTCCGCTTCTTTGGTATTCCTGGCCGCCAGGCATACCGTGAGCTGCGCCTGCTGGCCGGTCAGGCTGCCAGGGCGCAGGGTGACAAGAAGGCAGGCGCGCCTGTTCTGGAAAACCCGCGTCTGGATGCTGTATTGGCCGCAGCGGATGCTGGTTGTTTTGCCACCTACATCATGAAACAGGGCGGCGTCCTGGTTCCCCGTAAACATCACCTTGTCAGAATTGCCTATGAGCTTAACGACGAACCGAGCACCTACGGCGATCACGGTGTTCGTATTTATGGCATCTGGTCCCAGATCATTGAGGGTCGGATCTGCACTCATGCAGTGAAGTGGAAAATGGTTCGTAAAGCCGTTGACCTTCAGGAGGCGACAGCCGACCAGGGCGCTTGCGCCCCTTGGACTCGTGGCAATAACTGTCCCCTTGTTGAAAATTTGAACCATTCAGGGTGCGATTTCCCGGATATCAAATCCATGGATGAGAAGGAACTGCAGGGCTACCTGTACGACTTGAGTCCGAAAGAAAAACGGAAGCTTTCTGATCAGCTGCGGCTGGTGAAACCCAAACGGAAAAGGACCTACATAGTAAGCATTTCGGAACATCAGCGACAGCAGCTTGAAACAGAGCTCAGTTCGAGAGGCTTTGAAGGTAATAAGCTGGAGATCGATCTGCTTCTGCGTGGTGGAAGTATTCCATCCGGGGCCGGGCTGCGTCTGTTCTACAGAAATCAGCGTCTGCAGGAAGATGATAAATGGAGGCAGTGGTATTCGTGAGTGTCGTCTGGCTTTTCCTGTTTAGTAATCCCTCAGAGGTATCTGGTTGAAATCGAAAAAAGCATTTACAAACAGAAATTCATTCTATACTGTATATATAAACAGTGGATTTATATACGGTTGTATTTGTCCGAGAGTAGTGACAGGAGGGAAAATGCAGGATTACCTTTTGGAGTCATTGAAGCTCCAGCGCATTGATTTTTTTATTAAACTTGTAGCGGCTAGTGAGTGTAGTGAAGAAGAGAAGCGACTTGCAATCCAGTGGGTTTCCGAGTTGACTGATGAGTTGATGGCTAAAATTCGTAACCATGAACACATGCATGCTAAAGTCTAATCTTATTGATGCTGGCGAATTAGGTGTACATTTGAACAGATATTTTGTTAATCAAAATTTTGTTAGATTCAGAGGTATCTTATTTCTGCTCTGACTGCAGAGCATGCTAGCTGCTAAGGATTGAGGACATGGCTAAACCTGTACAAACTAAGCAAACACCATTAAATTGGCCTGATTATTATCCGCCAGGGGTTCCTCCCCTCGACGCGGTTGATACGCAAGGTGTTTTTTTCCGGTTAGTTAAAGTGTTGCCGCCTCAGCGTGACTGTTTCGCAAGTACGCACGAAGAGTATCCCAATCGTCATAGAAATCCACGGCTTAGCGATGATGATAAAAAGAATGTTTATGGTGCGTCATTCTTCGACACACATATGGCGGCAGCTGACGCCAAAGAAAAATTTCCCAACACACTTGGTGATAGATTAGTAGCGCAAGGTGAGTTAAAGGGCTTCATGGGAAAAATGAAAAAAACTAGAGGTCCTTCTCATTATACGATGTGGCTAAAGGTTGATTGTGGAATTCACAATCATTTTGCATAAGGTTCTATATGGATAGCATATTTACAAAAAGCCCCGCCCTTGGAACTCTTACCATGCTTAATGTTTATGAGTTCTATGAGCAGCCGAGACTTTTTTCCTTGGAAAATGAAGTAGGTTCGTACTTTGTTGCTTACTGGTTAGAAGAAACAGAATTATATGAGGGTTGGCTAATAATACCCATTTCTCGCTTGCGCTTAAATAGATTTGAAAATCGCGAGATTGATATTAGGGACTTGCTTCTTAAGCAGGAGCAGCCTAATTGTTTTAAGCTGGATATTATATATGATACGTATGTTGAAAAATGGACGTCTCTGACCAAGAGTGATTTAGAAAAATATAAGCTACCTCGAGAGGGGTTGTTTATTTCTGAAGTGACGCCTGCAGGCTTAAGAGCAAGCAATGAATCACAGATGATCATTGCGACGCATGAAGTTAGAATTTCAAAAACAGTCAAGGATTCTAACCCAAGATTAGATCAGGTTACTAAACTTTTTGATAATTTTAGTTCATTATATAAATCATTCTTAGATTCGATAAATATAAAATCCGGAGGGATTGAGCCTATATCAGCAAGGCCAGGTTCATTTATTCTTTCTTTCTCTGCTGAGCATATGAATGATTTTAATAAGGTGTTTGGTGAGTTGGTTGCAAAAATGCATAGGAGAGAAGAAATTCACTCCTACATGCAAAGTAAGGAAATTGATATTCGGGCTTTTGTTGCTCTTTTAAACAGTATTTTACAAGAAAGTAGTAATTTTGAAGTTAAGGATAATTCAACGCAGGAAACTGTTGTACATATTAGGAAGGCAGATGCTGCTTTTTATCTTCCACAACTAACTAGGGTTGCTTCTCAATATATTACTAGTTATCAAGTTCCTCAGGCTAATGATCTTAATAAGATTTTTTTATTGGTTAAGTTGTCTTGGGAGGGCGAAGAGATAACCCCTTTGAATTTGAAGACTGAGCAAAGGCATGTGGCATATTATAAACATGCTGCGCGATTGTTGGGGCTCTTTGAAGCTAATGGCACGATGACTGCTGTTGGGCAACAGGTGGCAGAAGCTAGTGATGAAAAAAGATTATCAATTCTAGCCAAGTGTTTTGAAGCTAGTTACTGCGGATGGGCTTGGATATTATGGTCACAAGCTGAGAATTTAATGGGAGTAAATCCAGAAACGGCGGCTGAGTTTCTGAGAGAAAATTGCCCTTCACTTAGTGAAAACACCGCAACAAGACGTTCGTCCACCTTAAGGAAGTGGTGTGAGGAGTTTCAAAATAACTACCCGCATTGGTAACTGCTTTCAAGAGTATGTATAAAACGCTTGCGGTTATAAACGCTATCAATTCCCGAGAGGGTGAACAGAAAATGATGGCATCTATTAGCCCCTTACCGCATGAGAATGCATGATTGTTTGTGGATCATTTTAGTGCAGGCCCGCCAACCTTGGCGGGCTTTTTAGTATGTTATGCACCTGCATGAAAACCACTCCCAAAAGCGGGCAGGCGTGGCGGGGCTACGAGCGCGCGCGGTGTGCTTAAACGGTGTTTTACGCTACTACATATCTAGGTGCTCAGTCTGGGACCTCGATCGCGAAAATAAATAAGTAAAATACGCCAGCTTCGTATAAGTTATTATTTGTAAATGCATAGTCTCTTATTTAAAAAATTACTTTCACTTGTTAAGGATCTTTATGCTTCAGACAAACAAAGTGTTTATTGATACTCAATGCTATGTAAAGGCAGGGTTACATTTTGAAGGGGCCGCTTTTGAGGCATTTTATGAATTATGCACAAAAGGGGAATTGATATTAATAACTACTTCTGTAGTAGAAAGAGAAGTGAAAAGCAAAATAGATGATTCCATTAAAGATGCTTTACAAGCAGTGCAAACCATTCAAAGAAAAGCGAAAATCATTAAAAATATTGAAGGTGGGCCATTGCAGCAGTTTTTTCAGCCATTAGAAGTTGATGGTGTCTATGCTTCAGCTAAACAAGCATTTAATGATTTCCTAGAAGATTGTAACGCTGAATATGCACCACTAGGCTCTATTAATATTGAAACTATCTTAAACTCTTATTTTGCTAAAGAACCCCCTTTCGGGGATGGAAAGAAAAAAAGCGAGTTTCCTGATGCTATATCTTTAAATGCAGTTGAGAAATATCTGGATGGTAATGCGGCTTATGTTATATCAGAGGATGAGGATTTAAAGTCCTTTTGTGAATTGAAAGAAGGATTTTACCAGATAGATACTCTTGATAAGTTTCTTGATATTTACAATACGCATGAAAATACTCTTGCTTCGGCTATAAATCGCTATCTTTCAACAAATTCACAAGAAATTAGGCAGTTGCTGGAAGAGAAAATACATGAAGCGGATGCTTACAACTCTTCTACATGGGAGGATTCTGAGTTAGACGAATTCAAAGTTTTAGAAATTAGTGAGTTTGAACCATCTATTATTTCTATTGATGGTGAAAGTTGTATTGTTACCTTTGATATTTCCGTGGAATTTGAGGTAACGGTCACCGGGCCAGACTTTACCAATGGTTATTGGGACAGCGAAGATAAAGTTGTCATTCCAATGGAAACTTCTACAAATGTTGTGATTGAAAGAATGGATTTTTCAGTTGAGATGTCAATGGAATTCGAAATAGAAGGGGATGACATTACTAATGTTGAAGAAGATATTAATATTAAAGATCTAAACCGAGGTATAGAATTTTCTGTTGAGGAAAATAACTTCGATTATTAAGTGTTATTCATCCCGGCAACGGATGTCTGTGCCGGGATGATTAATCAAATGTTTAAAGAATACTCAGTGAAAGATATAATTGATGTACCAAGCCATTCGTTCAATTCGCATATGCGTTTTTGTAAAGGAATTAGTTCGTTACGTACAAAAACTAGGCTGGCCTTCTCAACATCCCCAAACCCCCCCACATTAGTCGGCATAATCCCCATCATCTGCGGTGGAACACGGTGCGCGGCCATCATGTCGTCCCGGCTCACGTTCTTGATGTTAAGAAACTCATCCTTTGCCGCCACCTCTGACAGCGGGATGATCTGAATACCGTCCTTTTTGCCATTGGGCGAGTACATAAACAAGTTGCGGAAGTTGCCTGGCCCTTTGGCGCTTTTCATTGCCTGGCGGATGTTGTTCACGTCCTCTTGGTTCTGAGCGGCGTCGGTCATGTACATGATGAATCCTGCATGACTGCCGTTGATGTAATACTTGCGGCGGAAAAGGGTGGCGGACTCGTTCAGCAGGGCGGAAGGGATGGCGGACAGGTATTCCGGCAGGCCGTAAATCTCCTGGTTCAGGTCCGGCTCCATCAGGTGAAAAATGCTGCCCTTGGTGAACTCATAGGGCTGCGTCGTCATGCCGTACTGCACAAACCAGTAGGTATCCAGATCAACGCCGCGCCGGGTGTATTTCGCCAGCGATGGCTCCAGTGACAGAATACCGCCGAGGCGGTTGGTGCGCTTCTCCAGATAGGCGTTACCGAATACCAGATAGTCCTGTACAAACCGGCTGAACGCCTGCTGGCTGAGCAACGGGTGCGGGATAAAGGTACTGGTCAGAATGTTTCGCTTCACGGCAATCGGCGAGCTGTGATGAACGGCGGCGCGGTAAGTGCGCGCCAATCCGTCAAAACTCACCGGCGGCTCATACCAGCGGTCCATCTGTACGCACTCCACATAATCCAGCAGCTCGCGGCGGTCGAGCACCGGGATTGGATCGCCAAAGCTGAAAGCTTCTGCCGATGCGCCGCTGCTGTGCCGAACTGCAGCTCGGTTTTTCTTCTTCTTGCCCATCAAAAAATCTCCACAATGTTGCTGGTATTGGCGGCTTCGCCCTGCAGCGGTTCGTTAAACAGTGCGTGCATCGTTGCCCAGGCCAGGTCTGCGTGGCTGGCTTCATCGCTGCGGCTTGCTTCGTAGGTAGGGCGATTGCCGCTGGCGGTGGTGGCCCGGCGGATTGCCATGAATGATTGCGCTATGTCGGTGTGCCCTGCGTCAAACTCCAGACGACGGTGGCTGATAATGTCGTAGGCCTTGAGCACTAAGGCGTTTTTGACGTTGGGGTTGTAGACGAACTCTCGCACGGCAGGGAAGAACGCCTTCACGTTCTCATACACGCCGTGGCCAACGCCGGTGGAGTCGATGCCGATATAGGTCACGTTGTACTGCTGCGTCAGTTTTTTGATAGCATCTGCCTGGGCGCGGAAGTCCATCCCGCGCCACTGGTGACGCTCCAGAATGCGGAACTTTCCGCCCGGCACGGCAGGCGGAGCCATGACCACGCAGCCCGCGCTGTCGCCATTCTGCGTGCCTTTGGCCGGGTCATAGCCGATCCACACTTCACGCCAGCCAAACGGGCGCAGCGCCAGCGCCTGAAAGTCGGACCAGACTTCCCAGCTGTCAACCATGCATGCCTGCAGTTCGCTCAGCGGGAATACTGACGCCAGATCGTCAATGAATTCGCACATCAGCAGGTTCTGGTATTCGTCCGGGCTGTACTCCATGCGCAGCTGGCCCAGGTCGAACAGGTTACAGCCGCCTCGCACCGCATCCTCCACGGTGACGATCTGGCGGTGCTGGCCGTCCGGGCAAAGCAGGCCCGGGGCCAGATTGCCGTGGGTCAGGTCAATATCCACCTTGTCCGCTTTGGCGCGGCCCCGGTTGAACAGCGCGCCGGACCAGAACGGATAGGCGCTGTGGGTTAGGCTAGACGGGGTTGAAAAGTAGGTCTGTCGCCATTTTTTGTGAATGGCCATACCGGAGGCCACCTTGCGCAGCTCCTGAAATTTCGGAATCCAGAAATATTCATCCAGGTATAGGTTGCCGTGGTAGCTCTGCGCCGTGCGGGCGTTGGTTCCCAGAAAGTACAGGCAAGCGCCGTTGCTCAGCGTCATCGGATCGCCTTTCAGCTCTACATCCACCTCTTTTGCAAAGTCGATGATGTACTGTTTGAAGACGTGCGCCTGTGCCTTGCTCGCTGAGAGAAAAATCTGGTTGCGGCCGGTGGTGATGGCGTCAATCAGTGCCTCCCGGGCAAAAAAGAAGGTTGCCCCGATCTGGCGCGATTTGAGCAGGTTGCGGATACGGTGGCGATTGCCTGCTTCGTACCAGTGGCGCTGGTAGGCGAACATCGAGTCGTGGAAAACCTCCTGCAGCTTCTCTATCTGTTCGTCGGTGAAAACATTCTTTTCGGGCTGGCGGCGCGGGCCTTTGTTGCGGTTGGCAACCTTCGGATTTAAATCAGCCTCGTTCCCGCCATCGTTAAATTTACCGATCCGGGCGTGGCGCTCTGACTGTCGCGCCAGCAGGTCAATTTCCTTGAAGTCTTTCCCTTCTTTCTGCTCCTTCATAATGAGCTGGCAGTAGCGCGCGGCGGTGGTGAGCTGCATCTGATCCAGCGGCCCATAC